AATGTTTCTTTTAGGGCTGGAACACCAGAAACAATTTGTGGACGATTTAGATAAACATGTTCCATCGTAGTTAGACCGAAGCCTTCACCACAACATGTATTTAGACCCACATTAGCAGAGTTATACACTTCGTTGACTTCTTCATCCGTCAAATGCAATGGTTTAGGATTTGAAAATACGTGTTTGTTCAGAACAGTATTTACATCTAAACCTTGGCGATATGCTTCATTCGCTATAATCTGTGGAATATTCCATCCTTCTTTCGTGAGTAATCCTCCACAAAATAATTTTATTCTTGGATTCATATTTTCTCGTTTTAAGAATTCTAAAAATGCTTTAATAGTTATATCCCAACGTTTTCTAACTGTATTCCTGTTCATATTTACAACTAAAAAATCATCTGGTTTGTAACCTATTTTTTTTCTAGCCTCCTCCATAGGTATTTCCTTATATTTATCAAAATCCACACCGTGGGGCATAACTTTTACCTTTTTTTTGTCAAATCCAAAATCATCGATGAGATGTTTTTTCCAACACTCGAGAAAAACCCAAATACGATCAAAATTAAAAGATTTTAGTGCTTCATATACTTCTACACTTTGCCATGGATACACAATGTCCAAGTAGAGATACTTTTTTGGGGGCATGTATTTCTCTGGGATTAGATTCATTATGTCTCGTGTAACCATCATATCGTTGTATAAAAATATAGCGTCAGGTTTCTCTGCGACTACACACGGTAAAATGGCATTATCTCCAAAACCCAGGGGGGATTTGGGGTCGAGTTCCAGTGCGTCGTAGAATTTAATTTTGGGGTCAACAAAACGATCCGTAATTCGTTGATTCTTATAGTCTTGAAATGCGAAGAACACAACCTCTATGCCGGGTATACTTGCCAGGTGATTCGTAATTTTATTGGCGACTCTAGCGTATCCACAACCCTGGAGAGGATGCGTAGCCAAAAATAAAATTTTCATTTTTTACTTAAAGTCGTGTGTAACCCTTAAGCTAAAAAAACCTCCCCCTATAGTAATAATGCCTATCGCAGCAAATCCAGACGGCGTCTTAGATATCGAGAACGCCACTCTACGGTCAAGGGAGATCGCCACCCTCTCTAATTTCGTTGCAGGGAACGATGAGATCCGTTCCTCAGGTGCACCCGTCTTAGAGGTCTATGGTGACCCCGCTAATGTGGGTGGACTTCTACCCACCCTCGAGCTCGTCTCGAACACGGAATCTGTCACAGGAACTTCCTTCACCAGGTTCACCTCAAACGCAGGGGTCTTCACCCTCCAGTCGGGAACGGGTGGTGACGCTGATTCCAAGGGAGACATCGCCTTCTCCAGTGTCGGTGGAGACACTGAACATATGCGAATCCAGGGAAGTACGGGGAATGTGGGGATTGGGACGGTGAGTCCTGGTAAGAAACTTGAGATCGCGGATGGTTATCAGAGTCTTGGTGGGTACATTGATACATATAATATTCTGGGTATTAATGGTGGGATGGTTTTAGGCGTGAGACAGGGGGGTGGTGCGTACGTAGATGGCATGCGTATAAGTGGTGCCGGCTGGGTCGGAATAGGGACGGGTAATCCGTTAGCACGACTTCAGGTTGGTGATGGGCTGACACCCGCGGTGAATACACGGGACGCGGATGGTTCAATTAGTGTATTCGGCACTGGTCGAAAAAAAGTGGATCCGGGTAAACCAGGTATATACCATAGAGAAAGTGTTGGTCTTGGTTTAAGCTCTGATTACCATATGTCTTTTGAGGTTAATGGTAGCACTTCCCCCCTAGAAGCTATGCGTATCTTGAACAATGGCAACGTCGGGATTGGGATAGATAATAATTTAAATGCTCCTTTAACTATTTTTAAGTCTGGGGGTGCAGCTGACCAGGCAGGTGGTGGTATAACGTTAGCCCGTTCAATACCAGCCGGTTTCCGTGGTGCTAGTATTTGGAGCGAATACACTAGTGGATTAAACAAAGACGTGTTAGCTTTCGGTGTTTCGTCTAGCAGCGACCCTTATGGTGGGACCCCGCAAATGGTGGTTACATCGGACGGCCTTGTCGGCATTGGGACGGCGAATCCGCTATACGCACTCGATTTCGGATCTGCTGTAATTAAATCAATAAGAGGAAAAGAACTTAGAATATACGGACAGGACAGTGTTCATGGTCCAAACATGATGATGACGTTTTTAGGCACTGCCACATTATCCAATCATTTTGGTGGATTAACTAATAATAGTCGGCATCTTGGTTGGAGTAGCTGGGCGTGGAGTCAATTATACGTGACAAATCTATATCGAACTAATGAATACGGATATTCAGATGATCGTCTTAAAACGAATGAGACGATAATCACCAATGCGATGGATACGCTCCTTAAATTAAAACCAGAAATATATGACAAACATTTATTCGAATATGATTTCTTAAGTGATGAAGAGTATGCAAATGTTCAATCAAATAATTTAACGTGGTCATCTCACTCAAACACATTCGTCGACGTCTCAGAGTTTGTTGAATTTGATGTCACGAATATTGATGAATCGCAGAGAATGCATCACGTCACAAAATCTTGGATCAAAAGAACGCTTGGTGATGTGACACATCGCGAAGCTGGTTTCACGGTTCAAGATATGTGGTATGAAGCACCGGAACTCAGACACATTATTTCACTCTCTCAGGGTGCTCGACCCGGTGATGTGAAACCGGATGGCGCACAGAACATCGAAGAAGATTCCAACACTTATACAAATACGGAATGGGGATACTTTGAAAATAGTATAAGTTATACGAACTTGCACGCATACACCATAAAGGCGATGCAAGAACTCCACACAGAACTTCAAGACACAAAAGCCCAACTCGCCTCGGTCTTGGCGAGACTCGATGCCCTCGAGAGTGCCTAGTCCAGAGTGACGCAGTCACTCGTACTCGTATCTAACCTTTGTAAAATCTCAGACTTTGTAAAGCTTAAAAAAAACTCTCACTATATTATAAAATGTCTGGTGGTATTGCCCAACTCGTAGCCGTCGGAGCCCAGGATGTGCACCTGGTTGGCCAACCTGAGGTCAGCTTTTTTAGGTCCACCTACAAACGTCATACGAATTTTTCCCAAACTGTCGAGCGTCAGGTCATTCAGGGCAACGTCTCGAATGGTGGTATGTCCACCGTCCGCTTTGAGCGCAAAGGTGATATGCTCAACTATGTCTACCTCATGCCCATCAAGTCTGATGGCACCCAGTCCAACGTTGTTCCCGATTGGACCACCGCCATCTCCAAGGTGGAGCTTCTAGTGGGGGGTCAAGTTATTGATGATCAGGACTCGACTTATTCCACCCTCATCGCCCCTACCCTTTCGGCGACCTCCTCTTCCAAGTCAGTTGCTGGTAATCTCTACGGTGGTTCCACGGATGAGCGCTTCTACCCTCTCCGCTTTGCTTTCTGTGAAAACTGGCAGACTGCCCTCCCCCTCATCGCTCTCCAGTACCACGATGTCGAGCTTCGCATCACTTGGGGATCGGGTGCCACCACCTACAAGTGGGAGGTCTACGCCAACTATGCCTATCTCGACACCCAGGAGCGTGAGGTCTTCGCCTCCCAACCCCTCAATATGCTCATCACACAGGTCCAGAAGGCTGTCGGATCCGGTGCCAAGATGCAGGAGCTTAACTTCAATCACCCAGTCAAATACTTGGCGGCTGGTAATAGCAGCGGTGTGACCATGCTCGGTGACACTAATAAGCTTAAGCTTCAGATTAACGGCACCGACGTTGCTGATTACAAGTTTGCTAACCCCAACTTTACATCCGTTCCTCTCTACTACCATACCTCCCACGGTAACTCTACCCCAGGGGTCAATCTGTTCACATACCCCTTCTGCCTCGAAACTGGTAAGCTTCAGCCTACCGGCACCCTCAATTTCAGTCGACTTGACTCGGCTCGCATCATCAACGACACACTCAATTCTTCGGATGACATTTACGCCGTGAACTACAACGTTCTCCGTATTGAGAATGGTATGGGTGGTCTTTTATATTCTAACTAAATAGTAAACAATGCTTTGGAAGATTGTCTTCCTCCTCGCCATCGTTTTTGTATTGACGTACGATCCTAACTCCAGGACACTCGAAAAATTTGTCGGTCAGCCCCAGGCGTCCCCATCGACAGCTAAATCGTGTGAAAATGCGCATTACGAAGCCGTCCAATTCGCTCAGACTCCTTATGATTGCCCCACGAGTCCTGGTAAAACCAAGATGGGTGCAATTGCTTAAAAAGAAAAGGATATTTTTAGGTATAATGGTTCCAGTAAATAAAGATACCCTTCTCATCGTGGGTATTATCGTATGTGTTTTAGGCCTCATTTTTCTGTTTAAAGAGTTGAACAAGACCAAGCAGGATATTGATGGCTTTAAGAATTTTTCGACTCAGGTCGTCAGGCACTTGAGTGCCCCTCCGGAGTCCGTCCCGGAAGAGAAGGTGGTGAATGAGGAGGTCAAAGAGGAAAAATCCGAGGAATAAACATATCGCCTTATTATAACTTGCGAATGCGCAATGAAAAAGTACAAGGCGATTGCAATACCGGTTAGCTTTATCGATGGGAAACCTCGGTTTCTCACCGTAAGGGATTGGCGCTTCAAGGATTGGATTTTCGTCACAGGTGGATGCAGGAGGAGAGAAATATTCAATCCCTTGAGATGTGCCCTAAGAGAATTGGAGGAGGAGACACGGGGAGTTGTCTCCCTCAAGAATGGTGAGTATACAGAATTTAAGTTTACAGTCAGGGAGAGTCCAACGGTGGAGCTCGAATATAACGTGTACATATTTTTCGTTAACTTCACTCGTTCAGAACAACAAACCCAAATACGAAAATTCTATGAAGAAAAACACAAGACACAAATTAAAAAGATGAACAATCAACCCATTCGTAAGACCCACGACGAAAACGATTACATGAGTTATGATACCCTAGAGGAATTTAACTCACGTAAACGTTGGAAACTCATTATAGATAATGTTTTGAGAAATCCGCAATTCTACGCGTGTATAAGTTCTCATAATAGAAAAACCTTCTCTATTAAATAATGAAGTCCAAGGCTTTCATTCTACGACAGATTGGTGATCTACTTGAAAAGAATAGGGGTATGTGTGACCAGGAGATTGAGGAATGGTTCAAACAAAATGAAGAAAAAACAGTATATGAATTATTAACCTTTAAGAAGGAACTTTCTAAAACAAAAGAATACCAGGACATTTCCTGTATGAAGTGGTTTAGAGGTGATGAACAATAATAAGGTATGTTTAAGAATTGGTCCCAAAAATTCAATAATGCTACCAATCTATCACACGTGCTCATGGACGGGGGTAAACTCTCTGTGCCGTTTGATAGATTGAATGAATTTTACGATATGTATATCAAGGCTGTAAAATCAGGTGAAAAGATTTACGTCGTCGAACAAAAGAGTGAGACGTATAACTTTTTCGTGGATATCGATTATAAAGATCCAGAATCCCTGGGAATCAATGAGATTCAGGACATTTCTAAAGTTATTTGTGAGACGGTAAATTTGCACGGTGGTAAAGAGTGTCTCGTTTCTGTCTCACCACCTAAGCCGTCCGGTGACCTAATTAAAACTGGTGTGCACCTTAACTGGTCAGGGTTTGTGGTTGATCAGATATCCGCTATCGCACTCCGTGAACATATTCTCGTGTCCCTCTCAAAATTTAAGAGTAATATGGATTGGAATGAGATTATCGATTCATCTGTATACGGTGACGCACGTAGAAAGACAAAGGGGAGTGGATTTAGAATGCCGTGGTCTCATAAAAGAGCGAAACACGATGCTTG